CTACCGGTGGTATTGCTGGTGGTCTTATCACTCTCGTGGATGTTGCAACCAATCTCTGGAGTGTTTCTGGAGTTACGGTTGGAACGGGCACGGAAGCAACTCCGTTCAGCGCGACTGTCTAATTGGCGGGGGCCGAAAGGCCCCTTGCCTTATTTGGAGACCGTGAATGCCTACTAATCTTACCGGCAGTTCAGTATCCAGCACTTATGATCAACTGCTTCATGTTGATAGTGGGCCGACTGCATCTGAAAAAACGGTTTATAGCGGCACTGGTGTAGCAACAGCACTAAAACTTGCTACCGGTTCTGCTTCGGTAGATAACATTAAGTTTGATGGAAATACTATTTCCTCTACCGATACCAACGGAAATATCAATCTTTCGCCCAATGGCACCGGAACAGTAGCATTTTCTAAAGCCGCAATTACTGGCGGTACTATTACTGGTGTCTCTATTTCAAGTTTGACTGGTGACATTGCTGTTGCTGACGGCGGAACTGGTGCTTCAACTGCGTCAGGTGCACGAACCAATCTTGGTATTGGTACTAATGGGACGTTTAATTCTGCCTACGGGCAGTTTTATTCTACGCAAGATCAAACTCCTTCGGCTAATACTCCGACTGCACTTACGTTTAATAATTCGTCTGCGTTTAATACCGGCATAACTGTAGCATCTAATTCACAAATTACTCTTGCTGCGGCCGGTGTTTATTTGATTAGTATTAGTGCTCAGTTTGATAATAAAGATTCTAACGACCACGATGCGTATATCTGGTTTCGTAAAAATGGAACTGATATTACAGATAGCAATTCGGCTGTAACAGTTCCAAAAACAGGCGATGGTGGTAAAACTCTTTTAGCTGTGACAATTCTCGAATCTGTTACTGCCGGACAGTACATTGAGGCTATCGTTATGGTGGAAAATGCTAACGTAGACGTTGAGCATACCGCGGCTTCTGCAGGGCCACCTGTTGTTCCTGGAATTCCATCTGTAATTCTTGTAGCACAGAGGATTGGTTAATGGTGCAGCGCGTTGAAAAGTCTAAAATGGCGTGTAACCAACCGCGCCGCACCCCAAGTCACCCTACAAAATCACATGTAGTATTGGCTTGCTCTGGCGGTGCCGAAAAAATCATTCGGTTTGGCCAACAAGGCGTAAGTGGCTCCCCTAAAAAAGCAGGTGAGTCTGAATCCTATCGTAAACGCCGCGAGTCTTTCAAAGCGCGTCATGCTAAAAACATTTCCAAAGGCAAAATGAGTGCCGCCTATTGGGCGGACAAGGTGAAATGGTAATGGCTAAGTCCAATCCAAACAACAAAGCGCTGTGGTCGCGGGTTAAGTCTACAGCTAGACAGAAATTTGATGTGTATCCGAGTGCTTACGCCAACGCGTGGGCTGCTAAAGAGTACAAAAAGCGTGGGGGCACTTGGTCTGGTGCAGACAACCGGGTGAAGCGTGGCAAGTAAGGGCGGTCTTGGTAAGTGGTTTGGAGAGAAGTGGGTCGATGTAAAGACGGGTAAACCATGCGGTCGTTCAAGGGCTGAAAAGTCTAGCCGCAGTTACCCAGCGTGTCGACCGGCTAAAGCCGCAAGTAGGATGACGGCCGCTGAGAAGCGGTCGATGGCAAGTAAGAAAACTAGTCCGGCAAGACAGTCTTGGCCGGTATCGCCGTCAGGGAAACGTAAATAATGGCAATGTCCAAACAGCAAAAGAAAATTTCTAAAGTAATGCGGGAATACAAGTCCGGTACGCTTCATGCCGGGCGCGATCCCAAAGGGCCAAAGCGGGCGCCCCTAGTAAAGAACCGCAAACAAGCCATAGCTATTGCGTTGAGCGAAGCAGGCGTAAAGAGGAAGAAGTAATATGGCTGAGAAATGGATCAAAGGTGCGATCAAAAAGCCGGGTGCGTTGCGTTCGGCTATGGGCGTTAAGAAAGGCGAGACAATCCCCGCTGGTAAGTTGGCCAAAGCTGCCAAGGCTCCGGGCAAGATGGGGCAGCGTGCGCGTCTTGCTATGACGCTTAAGAAGTTGGGGAATAAATAATGCCTCGTTATCTCCGACATCGCGTAGATGGATGGATTTATGATTGGAATCCCATCCTTGCACAGAACTCGCTTTGCGAGGAGGTAAGTGAGGAAGAAGCATATCCGGAACGTTTTGCTAAATCTGAAGTAGTTGAGCAGGTTAAGAAGAGCCGAAAACGTAAAGGAACTCTTGACTTATCGACAGATGACATTCCGGAAGTACCGTCTTATACTCCGCCAGAATTAGCGGCTGATGCTTCGAGGCGCTTACCGTAATGACCCCACAGGACGTAATCACGGAAGTCAGAAGGCTGATTCAAGACGAATCGGCCCCGCTGCGTTATAGCGATGCCGTGCTGCTTGGGTTTGTTAATGAAACACTCAAGCGAATGTCTGTGTTACGTCCTGATCTTTTTTCGCTTATTACCAATATCTCGACTACCGCTGGCTCTGTGGTACAAAGTTGCCCGTCAGATTCAGTAAGACTTGTAGAAATATTTCAGGTTGTTAATGGTAATGCTGTTACGGAAGTTTCCCGCGACACGTTGGATCAGTCTACTCCCGGCTGGGTAGCAGAAGCTTCAGGCACACCGGTTAATTACGTTCGGCATGTTAGAAATCCCAATCGTTTCTTCTTGTACCCTCGCCCAACTGCCGGAACACAATTAGTTGCAGAGTATGTTCAATCGCCTCCTACCTATACGATTGGGCAAACGATTGCACTTCTGCCAGATGCATATCTTTCTACAGTGGTGGATGGTACCGTCTACATGGCGGAGTCTGTTGATAACGAGCACGTTAACTCCGGGCGGGCCAAGTTGTTCTTCGATTCGTTTACGCAAAGCCTAGGAGTGGGACTGCAATCCCGCGCTATTACGGACACTGAAGAAGGCGGGCTTGACCCGAGACAGGTGGTCTAATGGCTGACCGTACTTTTGCATCACTTGTACCGAAAATTAACCCTAGTGTTCCGGGTTGTCCGCAGCCTACGATGATTCAATACATTCGAGATGCGGCTATTCGTACTTGCGAAAGAAGCCTTGCATGGCGTTGGATGGAACCTAAGTACGATTTGTTACCAGGTATATATGAGTATGCCTATAACAAACCTACCAATACTGACGTACATGTCGTATTCGATGCCATCATTAACGATGCGCCACTTCAGAAATTGACGCTAGAACAGGCGTTATATCAATTCCCTTACTGGGCAGACTTGTATAGCGGCGTTGATCCAAACGTGGTGTGGCAGAACTCGCCGCCCAATTTGTTCAACCAGCAGCAGTTTAATGTAGGGCAGTACAACGGAAATCAGGGCACTAATGTGCCCGCAGAGGCACTAGCCGAGGCAACTGATCCCCGTGCTATTTGCCAATTGACTCCAGATAAGTACATTATTCTTCCATTGCCTGATGATTCAAAGACTTATACTATGCGGATATTTTACGCTTTGAAACCAAAGCGTAGTTCGACTGGCATGGATGAGGTTATATTCGAAGAGTTGGAAGATGTAATTGTACATAACGCTTTGCAACATTTGCTTGTTCTTCCAAACACAAATTGGTCGGACAGAGAACTTGCTGCGTATCACGCTAAACAATTTATTTTTAATCTTTCAGAACGTCGCGCACGAGCAAACCTTGGAAATGTTCGGGGAGTAATGACGGCTCGTATGCAGCGGTTTGGTACCTAGGAGTAGCCATGACAGTTCTACTTAAAAACAACGCACAAGGATTTTTGGCAACTGCTATCTCTAGTTCAGATAGCAGCATTTTGCTTACGTCTGGTAGCGGCAGTTCGTTTCCTTCTCCGTCTACTGGGCAGTATTTTTATGCAACGCTTTCCACAACCGCTGGCACTAATGAAATCGTAAAATGCACTGGTAGGTCTGGTGATAGCCTTACGGTTGTAAGGGGTCAAGAAGGTACTACAGCCGTTGCGTTTGCCGCTGGTAGCCGCGTAGAAGTTCGTGTTACTGCACAGTCTGTAATTGATGCTGTTGCTTCTTATAGCGCAGACGTAAGTGTAAAAAGTTACGGAGCAATTGGCGATGGAATAACTGATGATACTGCGGCAATTCAGACTGCAGTAAATTCTGAAAACAATGTTTTTTTCCCCGCTGGTACGTATAAGGTTACAAGCCCAATTACTCTTTTATCTAATCGCTCGTTGTACGGCGAAGGCGCATCCTCAGTCATTCTATACACTGGCACGGCAACTAGCCAAGGCGCTTTGTACGCTAACTCGGGTTCGGCGTCGTCGTATGTTGAAAACTTGAAAATTTACGATCTTAAAGTGCTGGGCGACGTTGCTTCGGCGGGATTTAGCGAATTTGTTCATCTCATTTCATTCAGCGGTGTTCGCAACTGCCTTATTGACAACTGTGAAATCGTCGGCTTTCGAGGCGACGGTATTTACATCGGTAGCGGCGACGTTGGTGGGCAAGAGCGCCACAACATCGACGTAACGATCAGCAACTGCTACATCGACGGCGTAAACAACGACAACCGCAACGGCATCAGCGTCATTGATGGCACCAGCGTCACGATTGAAAACAATTATTTCACGCGCTGCACTCGCAGCAATATGCCTGGCGCGATTGACATTGAACCGGACGCTAATGTCTATCACATCATTCGCAACATCAGCATTCGCAACAACCGCATATTCGATTGTCGTGGCAGCGTGGGAGCGATTACGGTTTTTTTAGGCATTCAAACGTGGACGACGCCGCCCAACGGATTTTTGATTGAAGGCAACTACATTGACACGCCCAATGCGCCGAGCGACAACACCTACGGCATATTTTTTGAGTTTGGCAATCCGTTTGCTTCGCCGCCTATTCCGCCTATTACAGAAGCCACGCATAACCTCGGCGTCCGTATCCTAAACAACTACGTCAAGTTCCCAAACATCGGCCCCGGTCGTGGGTTTGTAGTTTGGAATATTAATGACGCGATTATTTCGGGTAACGATTTTGTCGGCGGGTCGGTATCGTTGATCGGCTTTCCGAATACAGCTGTCTACGATCTTGCATTAACCAACAACGCTTTTAGGAGTGTTAATGGCGCGGGAGATTACGCGGTAAGCATTAACGGTGGCAGTCGTTTAACCATTGAGGGTAACACCTTTACAGATTGCGGCGGAGTTAGTGGAGCAGCCCGAGGTGCTATTGAGTTTACTGGTACTGAAATGCTTGCTAACAACACGTTTGCAAGCGGCGCAAGTTGGACGACTGGTACGGGCTGGAGCATCGGCGCTGGCGTTGCCACTAAAACCGCAGGCACGGCGGCATCGCTTTCACAAACGGTAGGCGGCGGTGGCGGCCTTGTTGCGGGCGTTACGTACAAACTAACGTACACCATCACCCGTAGCGCCGGCACGATTACGCCGCGCTTTACGGGCGGCAGCACGGTTACGGGCACGGCGCGTAGTGCCTCCGGTACGTACACCGAATACATCACCGCTGTAAGTGGCAATACCACGTTCGACTTTTTGGGCGATTCAGCGTTTGCGGGCACCGTGGACGATGTGTACTTGGTGCGTGGTTGGTCGCAATACGTTGATGTATTAAGCAATACATTCCTTTCGCCTAATGGTGCGTTTACCCAACAGGCTGTTCGAGATGCAGGTCATGGATTTGATGCGGCAACTAATCGGTTTATTGGTAATACGGTAATCGCAGGAACTAATCAGTTCCTGTCAAACATTAACCTTAACAACAACCCGATTGCGCTGAACAACAACATCCCGAACCTCGGTATCGGCGCAGTTCCGACAACGTATGCGCTGACCGTTGATACGGGGGCGGTTCCTGCGGCGTCCTTTAAAAGCACGACGGGCGGCCCACAGTCGATTGCTACAGATGGCACGGTCACTCAGATCGTGGGCTACGCAGCAAGCGCGTTTGCATTTAACGGCACTACTTCAAATCATGCATGGGCGCTTTTGACCAATAACACCACTCGTGTCGAAGTCAGCCCGACCGGAAACTTTGTAATTGGAACGGCAGCGCTTCTCACAACCGCGACTGATGGTTTTTTGTATGTTCCGACTTGTGCTGGAACGCCGACCGGTACGCCAACAAGTTATTCGGGCGCAGCTCCGATTGTTATAGATACGACCAATAACAAATTGCATTTTTACAGTAGTGGCCAATGGCGCGATGCGGGGCCATAAGAGGTATTTATGATTAACTGGAATGTTGTTAGCGTAGATACGGCAAAAGTAGGCGAATACCTCAATGCCATTACAATGGTTCGGTGGGTCTGCAAAGCCATCGACGGCGACAAAATAGCGGTTTGGCCGGGAGCCACCGCCCTTGGCGCCCCTTCGGCAAACTTTATTCCATACGAGGAATTGACCGAAGCTGACGTTTTGGAATTTTGCTTTGGCGACGGGCTGGAAAAGTCAGTCATCGAGGCCAAAGCCCAAGACGATCTTGAACGCGCACTTTCCGCTCCCGTCAGTCCCCCGCTGCCGTGGCTTAAAAAAGAGGATTAAACTATGGCTACTGTATCTCCTGAATTTTCACCGGTGTTTGCCCAAGGGCAGACGATTATGCGCAGTGTCTGGGCTGACCTTGCTACAGGCGATACCGTTGTACAACTTGGGGTTCCCGGACAGGCTGCAGTTGCCGGTGCCGTACAATTCACTGGTACCTTCGGTGGCGCTACGGTTAAACTACAGGTGTCGAATGACAATTCGACTTACTTCGATATGAAAGACCTTGGTGGTACCGCAATTACCGCAACCTCAGCCGGGTATTTTGAGTTTACAACCGCTGGTGTTTACCTTCGTCCCGCTATTAGTGGGGGCACTGGTGATGCAGTTGACGTAACGCTTTGCCTTCGTGGTTAAATAAATGCGTAACCTTGTTGTATTTTTACGACGAAGACTGCAGATAGGTGGTACTACTCCTAGCGGAATAAATTACTTATTGCTTGAGAGCAACTCGTTTATATTGCTAGAAGACACCAGCAAAATCGAATTGGAGTAAGCCATGGCCGATACAAAAATCAGCGCATTAAGTTCTGGCGCACCGGCACAAGCGGGCGACGAGTACGTTATTGCTCGAAGCGGGTCTAACTTCAAGTTGACCGGCACTAACCTGCTCGGCCTGGTAACCGGCACGGCGAACACCTTTACCGCCGCGCAGACGTTCCGCGCTGCGAATGCGGTGCGCTCTGAAGCGGCTGCCA